TATATCTCTTTTGACTTAAATATAAGTTCTCTTAATTCTTCTGTCGTGTGTCGTAATAACAATCCACTAAATGATGGATGACCCATATAACGTAGTGGGTCTGCTAACATAGCATAAGACTTACCACCACCTGCTGAACCACCATATAGTACTTCTCTTTCACTAGCTGCAAGAAACTCTGTTTGAGGTCCTTCGTTAGGTTTAAATACTACATTCTGTTCTTCTACAGGTACTGCTTCAACATCAGCAACTTCTATTATCTTAGGCTCTTGCACCTGTTCTTTCTTCTTCGATGGTTTTCGCTTTCTCGATTGCTTTCTCGGCATAAGCTGCCCACTTTCGGAGAGTTCTAGCTTTGTCCTTACGTTGTTTTTCATTCATCAACCTTTTTCTTAACCCTACGTGAGATATAACTCGTTTTGTTTTTGCTGTTAGCCAATTAGCCACCTCACGATATGAATACTGTTTTATATACTTTCTTGCCATTTCTATGGCTTCTAGTTCAAATGATATTGGGTCAAGTAAATCAGGGTCTTCTTCATTTAACTTGTATCCAAACGGAACAGTCCTAGCTATACGTGGTATCTGTATCCATTCATTTTGTTCTTCATCTTTTAAGTCTGTTGGTTGTGGTAACTTCCACTTACCTACACTTCTATCCATCATTCTTTGCAGGTAATAGCATAACACCACCAGTGCTTTCTACTTGCATCTTCTCAGTCTTCACTAAGCCTGTCCTGTCTAGTAATTCTTTAGCTGCCATCATCTTATCTTTTAGACCTAGCTCTGTAGGGTCATATAAGCCACCTACCATAGCCATTGCTGCTTTAGGTGCGTTCCTACTCATAAATAACTGTGTAGCCTCTAGAATCTCATCTTTAAGCGATTTAACTATATCTGTAGTACTAGAGGTTTCAGAGTAACCTGCTAACTTCTTAGCTGATACTACATCTCCACCTGCTTCATCAAACAACACAGATAAAAACTTCTGTTGTCTTTCAGTTAGTTCTCTACTCATACTGCCACCTCTCTTGTAATCTGCCTGTCAACCTTAGTAATTAATCTCTGTGCTCTGTTAGGAGTCTGACGATACCAATTACTGTCTTCCATCTCATCTGCCATTCTTGCCCAATCTAAATCTTCTACTGCTGCAATCATGTTCTTAAACTTAGATAGTCTAGGTCTACCTAATTGAAAACACATATTAGCTAGTACTCTTTGTATGTCTTCAGGCAGGTCTTTAAATTGCGAAAAGAGTAGGTTACAATCTTTTATAGTTGTTTCTATATCTTTCGCAAACCAATCATTTATTTGTTCGTGTGATATTCTAGTTCCTACAGGCTTATCATAAAACTCATCATCCCATTCGGTGATTAGATGACCTATTCCTCCGGTTAAATGTCCAAGGGAACAGTGATACGTTTCATACTTAACACCTTCATCGTCTGCTATTTCATCCTGTAGTTTTATTAAATTCATTTAGTTTCCTTTGTTTATTGATAATAGGGATTGACTGTAGAGTGGGGGTCTTCTATACCTTCAACAGCTAATACTTCAGGTATATAATACTTTAGCATGTTTTCTATTCCCATCTTTAATGTTTGTGTAGACATTGCACATCCACTACAAGCACCACTTAAAAATACTGTTGCTATACCATCCTTAAAAGACCTTAATTCTACATGACCTCCATGCATTTGCACACTTGGTAATATAGATTCTTCAATTATTTTATTAATTGCAGATACTGTGTCTTTCAATTATTTTTTGCCCATAATCTTCATTGCTTGACCTGCACCTTTAATACCAAATGATGCACTAATTGCTATAAATAAAAGATACTGATACCATTCAGGAAGTGTATTCAATACTTCAAAGCCTACTCTTACATATTCTGTCATGCTAGGTATGAATACAAGTATAGCAGGTAAAAGTAAAACTGTCAAGGCAAATTCGTCTTTCCATGAATTATCTGTTGCATCTGCCATAGACTTCTCCCACTGCACTTCTCCTGTAGCTACTTTCTCTGCTACAACTGCTTTGGCTCTAGCCTGTGCAACTTTAGCCTGTCCATCGGCTTTGACCTTTTCAACCTTACTAGTCATCCATGAACTAGCTAGATTTGCTATAGGTCCTATGAGTGCTGTAAACATTATTTCCCCTTATTAAACTTTGCATCTATCCAACACTTACCGTAGTACAAGATAAATAACCATACTGTAAATAAAACACCTTCAACGTAACTAAGTTCATTCCACGCATCTAATATCATGTTGTCCATTATAGTCTCCTTTTACCTTCTTTTTTTTGGTTTTCTCTTAGAGCTTTCACGTGCTTGTTGAATAGATAGTTTCCTAGCTTCAGCAGCGGCTTCGCCAAGTTTAGATACAATACGTCTTTTCTCATCTAAATCTCGCCGTTTTTCTAGCAATCTTTTTGGGTTGTTTAGCCACTTGTCTACCTGCTCTACTTGCTTTGCGTTTAACAGCCGAAGTGGCGGCGTATTCACTGGAAGATAGAGCTTTAATTGCCGCTTCAGGTAGATAACGTTCACCTGTAGCTTTTGACCCCTGTGTACTAGGTTTACCACTTTTAGTTGTCCACTTCTGTTTTGTCCAATTTGCTAGTGATTTTTGTGGTGCTCTCATATGCTTCCTTAATTTCTTCTATTGTTCTATTACATCCTATGCAGACATTCTCTTGCAACGTGCAGATGCCTATGCATGGTGTTATAATCTACCTGTCCACTTAGCTACTGCCCAAGCTGCTAGTCCTGCAAAGAATACTATGACAATAAAACCTAAACTATAGCCTACGTATTCCATTATCTCTTCTTGACGTTTAATAGCCATCTTCTCCTGATAACGTCTAGACTTTCTTGCTTCTGCTTGGAACTCTTGCCAATCCTGCCATAATCCGGGTCTACCTAGATATATCATCATCTTCTTGAGTTCTTCTTCTTTTTCTCTTATCTCCTCAAGAGCCATGAACTCTTCTAAGTCTGCACCACCACCTTTAGATTTCTGTTTATTTGCTTTCTTTTGTATAGCTTCTTTAGCAAACACAAAGTCTGATATATGTTTAGCACAACCTGTAAGTTCTTTACCATTAGATATAAAACTTTTGATTACACTGAAGGCTGCATTTGCTGCTGCTAATTCTGCTAACATTATCTTTTCCTTATCGGTTTACAATATGCAGTTATCTGTAAGTTAGGTCCTTCCTTCTGTGGTATTGAAGGCTGCTTGTGTAGTCTCTCTGCAAAGTACAAGCATCTATCTATGTCTTCAAAGGTTTGTGTTTGATCTACTACTCTTAATCCCATCATAAACACTAACACAAACTCAATCATTTATTATACAGGTACTCCGTGTACCTCCTCTTGTTCCTTATGACATTCGCATGTACATTCGTCAGAGTCACATTCGTAACATTCACAAGTATCACACTTTTCTTTTGTCATTCTCATGTTTCCTTTTTAATTGTTCTTTTGCTTTTTTAAATATACTAACTATTTCAGTCTTACCCATTACTTTTGCTCTTTGTTCAGCGACTGTAAGTATCTGTATCTTTCTCGCATATGGTTTATTGATCTTCTTAACTTTTGCAACGGTTGCTCTTGCATCTGCGACTGTGGCAAACTTGATGCTAACGGTATCTTTGGGGTTTTCATCCGTATATAATCGTCTGTCACTCCCTTTTGGTTTTTTACCTGTGCCAACTTTAGGGTCTGCCTTTTTTTTCTGAGCCATTACCCTCTGTATCCACCACCTGCTGCTTTGTAGGCTTTGGCAGTCATTTGTGCTTTTCTGGCTGACCATTGACCGGGAGCACCTCCCTTACCACCTGCTTTGATTCTGTTGAATATTTTCTTACGCATGGTTGGCTTCGTGTAATTCCCTGCAGCATTTACTGTGCTTCCCCCTTTGCTTAGTTTTATTGTAGACAAAGACTTGGCTTGACCTGCGTGTAGTTTAGATGCTTTCTTTAATCCCTTAACTACTTTTTTTATTACTTTTTTTGCCTTGACTGCCATTATTATCCTCGTATAAATTATTAAAAGTTACTGATGGGTCTAGATAAGATTCATGTGACTCTGCTGAGTGTGTCCACTGTGACGGTGCAAAGTCAGGTGCTCCTTCTCCTGTAACCCACAGAGCAGGACTTGTAGCTCTTACTCTGTTATTTGGCA